ACCCATGACCTGATTCATCATCTTAGCTTTGAACTGCTCAGATGTTACATACTTATATCCAAAGTATCCTCCACCGATAACTGAAGTTACCATTATGAATGAGATGATACTCAAAACATTAGCTATCTTTTGAAACATGATTAAATTTGCATTAATTAAAGCTATGTCTGTGATGAGCATAGCTGTATTACTTTTGATTATAGGTCTATCTCCTCTGTACGTCACATTAGGAGTTATACAACGTCAAATGACAGAAAGTAAAAATTAAGTCTTTGCTTTTGCGTCAGATGGTTTTATTTCTGCTTCTTGATTTTTTGTGGATAATAATTGTGCCTGTGCATCTTTTACACCAATAATTGCACCTTGATACCTGTCCTCGTTTTTACATTCTATTTCGTATGCACGTTTATGTTGCTCTTTACGAGTTTGAATAGCTATTAACTCCTGTTCATACTTTTTAAGAAGATCTTCTAATGGATTGGTCATGCTCCTACCTCCTGACAAGTTATTGAACTAGGTGTCACCCCAACTGATTGTGAATTAGCCCATAAACTGTGCGGTCTATTTATATAAACTGTATAACTACTATCGTATCCAGAAGTATATTGAATATGATATGTTACTTGACTTGTTGTGTTTGGAGAATCTAAAAATGTACCACCTAAGAACCAAGGATGTCTGTTAGCATAATTATCCCAACCAACAACCCAGTTTGTTGCTCTTGTTCTGTTACTACTTGTATCTCCAATAAATAAATCAGTACTGTCTCTTCTTAATTTTAATCCGCCAGAATATACACTTGAAGAAACTGAAAGATGAATACCCCAAGTAACTAATATCTTACTTGAAGTAGCTGTTGGAGTAATATTTACTTCAAATAAAGAACCACTACCAGTTTCATCTGTACCAGGAATTGTAACCCATCCAAAGTTTGTTGTTGATGATGTATCAGTTTTAACAGCCTGTTTTACTTGAAGAATTTTACCACCGCCAAATCCTGTAGCTGTTCCATTGCAAGTAACATTACCTGAACTATCTAAAGTCAAAGCATCACTAGACGCTCCAGTGTGCCTAATGCTATTAACGATTAATCGACTACTCATGGCTTGGGATTAGCGTCTTTTACTGCTTTGATATGTTTTGCCCATGTTCCTGTAGCATCTAACTTGCCAGCTAACAAATCTTTATAAAGCATATCAAGCTGATCTCCTACAGAGGCATATATAGTCGATCCATTAGTGGTACGATCAGATTTATATTTGATTGCTGCTGCAGCATCGTCCAAAGATTTTCTAGCTGCTGCCACCTTCGCATCATCTAAAACTACTGTATTCCCATCAGCATCTTTAGCTCCAACAGAGTCATCTATAGAAACTACAGGTTTCTTTTCAGATTTGTATGCCTCATAAATGGCTTCATGGTCTAATCCCATAAAAAACTCCTTTTTGATTAATTATAAAGAATAATACAAGTCATTACAACGAACCTATAGCTGTAATGCCTATTTGTGGCATTGTTAAATTAGTGCTATTAGCATATCTAGGTTTATGAATTTGAACTTCATGATTTGTACTATATTCTTTAAATTGCATTTTTATTGTTTTTGCACTTGTCCATGATGCTACTCGACCATCTGTTGTATTTGCAGTTCCACCAATATTAAATGTATGAGTGAAATAACATAAATCATCAAATCCGTAATCAGTTCCAGAAGCAGTAAATCTACTATTAGTAATAAGCGTTCCGTCTAGTAATAATTGAAAATGTCCTATAGCTGATGTATCAGGCGTACCACCAATTTGAAATTGAAATGTATATATGACCTGTTTTGCACCTGATGGAGGAACGTAACTTATAGATGATCCGTTCATATCTGCCATACTGCCTCCAGCCGTTTGAACCCCTGTTACAGTTTGAACAGTAGTATTTCCTTGACTAAGAGTAAAACTTGAGCCATCACAAGGACTTTGGAACATTTCCAAAACTTGCATGCCACTTGGATTACCAGCCGAACCGAAGGATAAATTTCCAGATCCATCTGTAATTAAAGCTTGATTAGCACTCCCGTCACTTTGAGGTAACTTAAATTCAACCTCACTAGATGAAGGGTTAGATGATGGTACTGATAATGAAACTGCATTACCACCAGAATGTACGAGCTTGATTTTTCCTGTCATGTTATGTATCTCCTAGTTTTACAAAGGTAAAACCCGATTCAGTTCTACCTGTATTACCTCTTAAATTTGTGTTTGAATTATTTGTATATACTTTCATTTTTACACCATGTGTTGACGTATTTGTAACGTCAAAAACAAAATTACAGTTTGTACTTGCATTATTATTAGGGTCTGCAATTCTTGTAAGAACTAGAGAAGCATCTGAAAAATTGCTACCACTATCTTGTGTAGTGCTTATATATCCATAACAATTAGCTGCTGATGAAGAGTTAGTGAAACTAAATTGTGCCAATATGAGATAAACACCTGTTGATGGAAAGGTAAAAAATCCACTAGATTCTGTCATACCTGTACCGATTCCTCCGTAAGAATCAGTATCTACTCTTGACCAATTTGATTCTATAAATGTTGCACTACTAGATCCTGCATCAACCGCAGATGTAACTCTCCAATAATCAACCATTTGTATTCCACGAACTCCACTTGCTAGGTTTGCAGCCGTTACAGAACCATTAGGTAATCCCCCGACTGCAAGCCCTGTTATTACTCCTGTATTTCCGTTGATTGATACTGGCATTAGACTACTGTAAAGACAGAACCCGAAGGTATAGTTAAAGTATAAGTCGCCATTGAAAAAGGGCCAGCTACCATACCATTTTTATTTGTACCAACTGTAATATTCCCTGCTGCTGCTATAGGATTTTGAAATATATCATCAGTAACACCACTCGCAGGAATAGATATTGCATTAGTAGATGCAGCAGTTATTCTGCCCTGTGCATCAACGGTAATAGCTGGTATTGCACTAGCCGATCCATAACTTCCTGCTGAAACAGAAGTATTTTCAAGTCCACCTGGTTGTGTTTTAGTTAATCCCATTATGCTGCTATCTCCATTACTTGAATCCAAGAAGATGATCTTGGAGTACCAGTATCGTTTGATTCAGAATGAAATTTATTAATATAAATAGTTCTAGTGTAAGAACTAACATTATAATAAATTACTCTATAAGTAAGTTCATCAGTACTTCCAGCCGTATCTAAGTAATTAAAGCTTTGTGGTGAAATATGATAAGTATTTGTTTGGTAAGAAGCAGTCATAACTTCAATTCTATTACCATCATCTGCACCATTAGCAGCAGTAATATTAGCAAAAGATCCTGACCCTGTTTTCTTTTGTAAAACAACAGGAGTGTTATTTACTGCATTAGAAGTTGTGTAACAAGTATTGGCTAGAATTAAAATTTGACTAGAAGCACTTGCTGGTGTTATAGATACCTGTATATTTGCTCCATCCCAATGACTTCTAGCTGATATACTTTGTGAGGCAGTATCGTTTCTACCACCTTGCTTGACTTGAAGAAGTTTACCTCCTCCGAAACCTGTTGCAGTTCCAGAACAAGTTGCATTTGCAGGGAAGGTAACATTACCTGATCCATCCATTGTTATAGCATCTGCTGAAGCAGAAGTGGATCGTATTGCATTGGTTATAAGCCTACTCATGCTGCTACCTCCATAAGAGTAATTGTAGATGTACTTCTCATAAAATTTGCACTAGTACCACTATGATTACGATTTAAATATAAAAATCTAGTACTACCTTGACCATGAATTAATCTTATATCATATGTAATAGCGTTTGTCCCTCCAGCCGTATCTAAAAACTCACCTCCTATAAATTCTGCTCTTCCAGAAGAAGAATTATCTGTTTGTGAAGTAACCCTTGTTAAACTACCATCGGCATCACCTTGAACTAAAATTGTTCCAGCCTTAAAAAGACCAAAACCTAATCTACTTGCCGATTCAATACCTATGTTTGCATTTACTGATATAAGTATTTTATTGCTTGCATTTGAAGGGGTAATAGTAGCAGCTAAAGCAGCAGATGTGTAAGTAGCATTTGCAGTATCTTCAGAAAATACATCTGTTTTTGTTGTAGAAACAACTTGAAGAATTTTACCAGCAGTTGCAGTTGTAGCTATCGTTCCATCTGCATCACCAGGTAATGTAAGAGTTCTATCTGCTGCTGGATTTGATGCTGGTGCGGAAAGAATAACCCCATTTCCACCGCTATGTAGTAATTTAATCTGACTCATGCAGCTACCTCCATTATTGTTATTGAAGAAGCAGCAGATCCACCACGCATCCTTGATCCAGCCCTACCATTAAAAGTAACAGTTCCAGCATTATTCATTCCAGTTCTCACTCTAAAAGTTAATTCAGAAGTTGATCCAGCCGTCATTTTATGAGTAAAATTATGAACTTTTGGATAAGCACCTAACCCAAAAGCGTGACTAAATGTAGATGCTAACGCATCAGCCGTTGATCCAACAAATAAAGCAGTTGTAGGCATACTATTGACACTAGCTGATAAATGGCAAACAACATTTATTAAAAGTATATTTGATGCCTTTGTTGGAGTTATAGTTCTAGTCATTACTTCAAATCCTTCAGTAATTTGAGGGATTGTATCATCATTAGGGATTATTGTTGTACCAGTTGACATAGCACCAGTTTGAGTATTTACAATTTGAAGAATTGGTCCATTCTTACCACTTGTTGCTCCCAAGTCTGCAAGTTGAACAATACCGTCTGGTAATCCACCTACGCTTATTCCTGTTACTGTTCCTGATCCGTTTAATACTATTGGCATAATTTACCCCCTAGACAATAACATAACGTGAACCTGAAGGAATGGTAACTGTTACTCCACTTGCAATTATTATATCTCCTGCACTTATTCCTGACTTGTTTGTGGTCATTGTGTAATTATTAGAAATTGTTAGCGAGTTTTCAGTTACGCAACCATCAGCTTTCTGTGATGATACTCCAGTTAATGCAGATCCATCTATAGCAGGTAAAGCTCCTGTTAATGCAGATGAAGGTAAATTCGTTAAGCTTGCACCCGATCCACTAAATGTTGTCGCAGTAAGTAACCCTGTGGCAGAATTAAAAGTAAGATTTGAACCTGACTTAAGGGCTAAATTTCCTGTGGCAGCAGTAGCAAATAAAGGGAAACAAGTAGTATCGGAACTTTCATCAGCTATTGTTGAGGTGCTCGCATTACCAACAGCAATTTGAGTTCCCATATTAATAATGAAATATGAACTACCACTAGGAGGAGCAGCATCAAAAATAATATCAGTACCACTTACAACATATCCGTCTGTCATATTGCCTTGTCCAGAACCATCATTAGGTTGTTGCATTACACCATTAATTGAGACTCGTAAGATCTCAGCATTTACGGGTGTTACTGCTGTACTTGTACCCTTCGTGACAAGCTTAAATCTATAAGCAGAACCATTAAATGTTGCAGAACCTCCACCCGTTCCAGAAGATGATGCAATATCTAATAAATCTGCTGTTCCTGTGGCACTTGTAGATCCTCCAATTTCACCCCAAGCACTTCCGTCATAACCCTCAAATTCTCCAGTTGTAGTATTAAATCTCAACATTCCAGAAGAGGGAGATCCTGGTCTTTGTGCAGTTGTTCCAGCAGCTATATCAATAGCTCCCGTTCCTGTCATTAAAATATTTCCACTAACAGTAAGGCTAGACAACAAAGTACCTGTAGCTGTTGCTGAGTTAGTCTGAATACCATTACCCATCAATGCGTGGTTTGTGCAAGCATAATGAATAATCATTGGAGTATTATCAGCAATTACTATTTGCGTATAAGCTCCGCTTGATCCAGCAGTTCCATTTGTAGTTACATTTGTTGTATAGGCAGTAGATTTATCAGCTTCAAGATAAAAACGAAGGGGATGTCCACTATTACTACTATGTGATTGATCGAATTTATATGTTCTACCAGGTGTAAGAGTTAAGAATGGTGCTTCTTTCCCATCTATTAAATATCCATTACCAGATCCACTTCCGTTATATCTATGGGCTGCTGTCTTACTTGCGACTGTGACGGTAAATGTTTTAACTGATCCAGTATAAGTTGCATGAAGTGAAGCAAATCCTCTAATATTGCCATCATTTGTAAGAGTTAAATCTCCAGTAAAATTAGGACTAGCACTTTGACCTGGTTGTACCCAAGATAATACACCGCTTGCATCACTAGCTAATACATAACCACTGACACTTGCATCTGTAGCTGGTAAAGTCCAAACAACATTAGAGCTAACTGTAGCTGGAGATTTGAAACCAACATAATGTGATGAATCATTATCTAAATATCTAAATTCTTTTTGTCCTGAAACAGATAAATGTTCACTACTTGTCCATGAATCAGTAGCATTTAACCAATTAAAAGTTTTATCTGAAGCACCTTTTAATGTAAGACCTCCTCCATCAGCAGTCGTATCGCTGGGTGTTGAAACTTTTCCGATAGTAATATTCTTATCTTCGACATCAAGATTTGTAGTGTTAATAGTTGTAGTCGTACCACCTACTGTTAAGTCTCCAGGAATGTTAACAAGACCAGCAGAACTAATGGACATTCTGCCAACTCCACCAGTACTAAAAGTTAGAGTATCTGATCCACCACTAATTCCTGTATTATTATCTGAATTAAAACTAAAAGCAGGAGAAGCAGCCGATCCATCAGGTGCTTTACTCAATAAATTTGAATATGTAATTTTTCTGTTAGCACCAGAACCACTTAAACTCGCATCAATAATAGGTAAAGTATCTGTACTGGCAGGAGCAGTAAGTTCTGAAAATTCTGATATTTTGCGATTAGTCATAATTAAAATTTAATTACATACATAAGAGCTACATTAGTTGGTCTATTTTCTGTCCCACCATCATTTGCTAAAGATATTCCTGTAGTACCAGAACTCATCGTAAAAACATCAGCAGGATAACCACCCGAACCACCGTAACTAACAGTTGTTGAACCACCACCTGGAAAATACTTTTTATTATCAAAAGTAGTTGCGTGAACGTGACCTGGATCTGTTACAGAGTGAGCATGACTTTTATTTTGGTCTGTTTGTGTTGATCCAAATGTTCTTCCAGAATCAACACTTCCATTACTTACCCAACCTCTGACAAACTGACCTCGTAAATCAGGTAATCCAAAAGTAGATGATCCGTCACCTATTCCAAATGATGTTCCTACTGTAGAAAATAAAGAGGCATAAGTTGATCTACTGACATTAGCTCCATTACATTCAAGAAAACCAGATGGAGGAGAAGTCGCTGCAAAAGATAATACAGTTCCTATTGGTACTCCTGCTGCAAGTTCTCCCCATGCAGATCCGTTATAACCTTCAAAAGCAACTAAAGATGTATTAAATCTTATATCTCCTGTTGTTGCCGTTGGTCTTTGTGCTGTAGTTCCAACGGGTAATTGTAGAGAACCATTTCCTGACATTACAATGTCACCAGCAGACGTAACAGTTCCAGTAAAACTAGGTGATGCTTTAGTAGCTAACCCTAGATTAACTGCATCTGTCAGATCTCCTAATGTAAGCCAACCATTATTTGATCCGTTTCTTATTTTTAAAAGATTATTAGCAGTATCAGCCCATATTTTGTAAGCAGTTGTAGTAGATGGATCGGAAGAACCACTATTTAAAGATTGAATATCACCTAACGTAAGATTTAACTCTGCTCTAAATGCAGCACCAGTTTGATCTCCAATATTGTAATCTTGTAAATTACTCACTTATGTAACCTCCTTTCCGAAACCTGATGCAGCCCATACAAACGATCTCGCAACTGCTGAACTTCCATTTTTAAAGGTGACTTGAAAACCTGTCCTGCTTATATTAGCAAGTTCGTGGAAATCTCCAGATTGTTGATTAGTTGGAGTCACTACTATTGTGGGTGCTTGTTTAAATGGATTTGTGAAAGATACCGTGTATTGTGACGATCCAGTTGCTACTGGTGTCGAAATACTTTCAACTCTTCCCTGTAATTCTAGTGTAGCTCCTAACTTGGTAACAGCTATATTTTGGGTTGTGTCACTACTTGTTAATATTGCTTTAAATTCAAATGCTCTTCCTGTTATTAATACATTACTAAATTCTTTATATGCACTCCATGTAGGAGAACTGGCAGGATTGTCATTAGTTGATCTTACATAAACAGCAGCATTACACTTAGTTGCATTTGAAGAAGATGATCCAACTGCGTCAATACTTCCCCATGTATCTATTAAATCAGTTCTTGAATCCCATAAAGTAGCAGTATAAAAACTATTTGCTTCTAAAACTTTTCTTAAATTAACATCATATACCTGACCTAAATCGCCAGATGTCGCAGCAAAATTATATTCACCTGATGTTGCAGTAGCATTATTTGTAACAGTTAACTTCAACGCATCCATACTGGAGTCATATACTGTATTACTCTTGACTCCTGTAAAATTAGGAGTATGCTCATCAATATTTGCTATTACCAATCTTTGACTTGGAGCAGGAAGAGTTGTTGTGACTCTTGTATTATTCCAAGACGCATCAGTTGAACCAGGAGAAGGTGATTCTCTTCCTCCATCATCTTCAAACTTAATTAAATACGTTCCAGCTAATAAAGGCACTATTTTTTGTGTTTGGTTTCCAGCAGCAGCTACCACAATATTCTGTGCATTTTGCCATTGAGCACCTGTTGTTTTACTGGAATGTCTAATTAAAGTTTTTCCTCCTAACAATACATCAAGTTCTGTGGCACGATTCCAACTTAATATTGCACTTGATTGATCTATTGGTAATAAACTTACTCCACTTACATTAGATGGAGGTGCAGTCTTACCGTTAGCTACAAAGAAATTACCATTACCTGTAACAAGTTTTGCAGGCTGCACAGACCTTAAACCAGAAGAACTGACACTAAATACTTCAATTTCATAATTACCAGCTACAGTATCTAAAATTTCAAAACTTTTAGAATTTTCTACAGTTCTTGATGTGTAATTACCGTTTTGTAATCTGTATCTAATGTAAACAGTATCAGTTTGAGTAGTCCAACTTACAATAATTTTAACTCTGGCAATACCAGTATTTTCATAAATAACTTCCTCTCCATTAACACCACTTGGAGCAAGAGGAGGTATATCTAAATTAGTTACATCTCGTTTTGGTAAAGCTATACCGCTTTCAATATGATTATATTTCCCTGCGTTATACTCACTTGCAGTAATTGTATAGTTAGTTCTATCTTGTTCAACCACTTCAAGCACTCTCCATGTTGAAGTTAAAATATCATTGGTTTCATAAATCCATACACTATTAGCATTAGGAGTAGCAGAAAAATGCTGTCCTAAACTAAATACACCATTAAAAATACCTGATACTGTTGCACTTTCTAATTTTCCATCAGGAAGAATTACTGATAAAGTTGCTCCGCTTTTTACAGTTAAACCTGTTGCATCATCTACTGTTACAGAATTTGTAGTAGCAGATTTAATACGACCCCCTCTCCTCTCTCCGCTACGAACAGGATCAGCTATTTCGATAATTTGTCCAGGTCTTACAATTACTCCAGAATCAATAGAAACAGTAAATGAACACACTTCACGTTCCACATTACTCATATAAAGAAGCCATTTTGCTAATCGTGCAGCTTGACCTCTTGATGTACAGGCAAAAGCATTGATATTTTTAATTATTGACCCATATCTTGCCTGATTAGCAGTATCTATTTCTTCTACATAATTTATATCTCTTAATTCTAAATCCAAATATTTAGCTATTACAACAGTCGGTCTTTGTCTTTGGCTGGCATTTGAATAGGTAAATCCTGGTTCTAATACGTTTGCAAGAGTAAATAAATAACTAGGATCTTTCGGTGAATCTTGAGAGATAGTCATACTACCAGCTTGGTAGTAAGGCATTGCTCTAAATACAGAACACATTTGATTTATTACGTTATAAGCTTCCTGTTGATTTTGTATTGAAACATTACAACTAAATCTTGGTTCTGTTGTACCATTACCTGTTCCATCATCTATTTGTTCACTTGCATATTGACTAGCAGCAAAAAAACTAAACTTGTCTAAATCAGCTTCCACTAAATGATCTCCTAACCCATACCTAGAGCTAGTAAGTAAATCAAATAAACACCACGCAGGATCATTTGTAAATTGTGCTGCCCCAAGCGTTCCATTAAATGTACCTGAATATGACAAACTACCATCAGCACGAACAGTCGCATTATGTGGAATTTTAACTTTTATACCTTTTACTAAATACTTACGAGATGGAATAGAAGTAAATTGTTCTGCATCAACTTTTAAACCAACTAAAGCTGAATTAGGGTAAGTTAATTTATCATATTTAATTTCTACATAAGAATTAAATTGAAAAGCATTAGCTAACTTACTTGAACTGCTATCAGCAGTTATACGAGTCACTCTAATATTTACAGGAAAAGCACCACTTAAATTTACTAAATAATCTCTTATATAAGTATCAGGAGTTCTACCAGCTATTGTTCCTTTATTTCCTGAAACCACACTTTGATAAGAACCACCACTGTATTGAACTTCAATTTTTAATTCTATTGACGTACCAAAAATATCTCCTTTATCGGTAAGACGTTGTAATACTGGAACTGTTATCTGAATTGAAACAGCATCTACATCTGAATCAGTAATTTGTATAACCTTTGGACTTGCTTGTTCTACTGTTGAAAAACCAGTTGTTTTTGTAGTTGCAACATCTCTTGTTATTGGAATTGTAGTTTGACTTGAAGTTCCAGTTCTTGCTTCAAAACTAACATCTTTAAAATTAAAAGACCCATCACTAGCCTGTAAAGGAGTGTTGTTTAAAAAGATAGATTTAGCACCATCAACTAAACCACCTATTTCTCCTTCGCCTATAAGATCAAGCACTCTGGCAAAGGATTTTGAATCTAAATTATCTTTAGCTTCTTGAGGTGAACCACCACCGCCTCCTCCGCCTTTGCCTCCGCCACCGCCAGATCCAATAATTTTACTCATACTTCTACCTGCTCATTTTCAATATTAGCCGAGATCGTAATTGATCCAGTAATAACTTGTCCATAAATAACAGGTACAGCTACGCCAGCACGACTTGTATTTTGAATACCACTAAAGTTAAATGATAATCTAGGATCTTGTTCATTTTCTTCGATGGGCGGAACAGGAGTAAGCATTTGAGATAAACCTGTTAATGCTAAAGCTATACCAACATTTCCGACTATCGCTTGAAAAGCACTATATCCTGTAGCAGCAGAAAATCCACCAGCACCCAAAACTGCTCCTGGGAAGGCTATTGCTGCTCCAATCATAATTGTGCCTAAAATAAAACGACCTGTGCCTCTGCCTCCTGCTCCACCAACAACAGGAATAATTTTTATTGTTTCAGTACCACTTGGGTAAATTAATTCTTTCTCTCCCAACTCCCATGTGCCAACCGTTATTTTGTAATGTCTATCAGAAATATGTTTTTCAACTTTTGGAAAATTAACAAGCAGAAATTTTATTGCTTGTGCAGCAGTAGAAACCTCTGCTTCAAAAGTTTTTTGACCTACAAACTTTGCAAGTTCTCCGTATAGCTTAATTTTACGCAGCATAACGAATCCTTTTACCTGTGCATTTTAGCAACCATTCATCTAATAAATCACGACTTGATAATCTATTTTGCAAATGATGTAAAACGGTTTGCTCTCCTAAGTAAACACCAATATGATTTAAACCGCTACTACTAATTGACATTAATAATAAATCTCCTTTTTCTAAATCCTCTTCTTCTGTTAATTCTCTAAAACCTGTTTTCGCAAAACAATCTACAAACATTGGATTTTTTATAAAATCTTCTGGATCGTTTGGTCTGATCCAATCTATAAGTTCTATTCCTAATTCTTCTTTATACCAATCTCTGCATAAACTCCAACAGTCAGTTACACCCCATACCCATTGTCTACCAATTAAAGGGGCTTTATATCCACAAGGTTCAAAAGATTCCCATACTTTTAAATCAGGTTGTACGATCCACCATTTTATTCCTGATTTTTCGCAAGCCACCTTATCAGCTTCACTTGGTTTTGGACTTGTGACAGGATGACTATGAATGATAGCTGTAATCTCTGCTTGATCTTCAACATTCGCATAATCATCGGGATCTAATATGAATTGATCTGTAGGATCTACAGCTAAATTTTTACAAGGAAAATAAATTTCTTTACCTTTTTTTATTGCTAACAAACCACAAGATTCATTAGGCATCTCTTCTATAGCATGTTTTAATGCCTTTTCTTTCCACATTATGTAAAGAATGAGCCAACACCAGGGAAATCAGCAGGTAAGACTTGACGTTTTGGTAGTCTAACTCCATCCAAATCAAAACTAGCAGCTAATTCAAATTCAACACCATCTCTATTTTCTGCTGTTTTTCTATCTATGAAATAAATTTCTGAAGGAAATATAGCTGTAGGATCTGCTGTACCAAACGGGTTTATACCTGATTCCATATCAATTACGCTACTATCCTCTTGTAAAATGAAACTACCATCTTCTCCTAAAATATTTCCTCCAGCGAAATTACTATCATCAATAAAACGTCTTAATGTTCTTAATCTAGTAACTTTTGCACCTTCTAAACCTTGAGGCAAAGTTAGTATCAATGTTGTAAATGTGCCTAAAATATTACTAATCCTCAAACGTGGTCTTGGTAAAGTTTTTGATTTAAATTCAAAGCCTGTTGCTTCAATAGGCATTTTTATATATTCATTGTTATCAAAAATAACATTTGAGTTTTCATTAGTATTTACACCATTATGAAAATAAAAAATAGTATTCGCTCCATGTATTGCTGTGATAAGCTCCAGTTGAAAAAGCTCAACAATATTACTAGGAGATATTTTTTGTAGTTCTGAAACTGGTACAGCCATTAAGGTTCAAATACTTGTTCAAATGTCATTGATAAACTAGCTCTATTTAAAAAAGGTATTCTTTTGCTCCAACTTAAACAGATCCACTTATAAGCAACAGCACTACCAGGTGGCTGCCAATCAAAAGAAGCACCATCTTCTGCTCTGGCCTCAAGAAAAGTTTCTATTGTATCTGATTCACTTTCACTTAAATCAAAAGTTAAAGACCAAACATAGGGTATGTTATTTAATCCAAATTTTATTCTGTGTTGGTAGCCATCATTAAATTGAGCAATATTTATTCTTGGTGATGTAATTTTTTGAGAATTATAACTTGGTTGAATATTTGGAAAAGTAGCCATTAGCTTAATAAACCTCCAGGTCTTTTTTCTTTAATAAGTTCTGATTGAACTACTGCTCCTATTAATCTACCTAATTGTTCAGCGTTAGGCTCGTTTCCTTCAACAGAAGTTCCAGAAGCATCTACATTAACAGAAACATTAACAGAACCACCAAGAGCATGATTCGGTGTAAC